AAGCGTTAGCGAATGGAGCAATCAAACGTAGTTGATGAAATATAAGTCGTTTCTCTGAGGCGTTGTAGAACAAGCCCTTTACTTTATTACGTGCATAAGTATCGGCATATGCGTGTGCTTCGTCAAGAGTAAGTACACCATCACCCTTTGATGCGTTGAAAGCATTCCATACTGGGTGCTTTGAACCTATTGGCTTGCCAGCCTTTTGCAAGGTAGTCAAAGAACCTTCAGCAGCCTTGAGTAGACGAGCCTTAGCATCGGCATCTAGGGATTTTGCTATCTGATTAATAGCATCCCAGTAAGCCTGACGGAACTCTGGGCCGAAAGTTGAATTCTTTTCAAACTCTGTAGCCTTATCAAAGAACCATTCTACGAAGTTGCGCTTATCAGCAGCACCTTCTACGTGAGCAAGGTTGCGAGATGGGACATTCATCAAAACGCCGTCCCAAGTTCCAGCCTTGCCAAATGTAAATTTAAGTTCTCTCGCAAATTCCTCTTGCAAATCAAGTAGTTGTTTCTTACCTGCACGCATTTGCTTAGAATTGCTTACAGAATTAATGGCTGAATCTACGACTCTTGGAATGTTTATCACTTTACCTGCTACATCGGCAGAGCCATTTGCAACGAGTTTCATAAGTGTTGCATTTCCGCCTGTGGCTTCGCTGACTCTTGCTCGCATAGAGATATCTTTGCCAGTATCAGCAGACTTTCCAGTAAATAGATAGTTCTTCAATCCGTCTGGAGTCTTAATAAATGCAGCAAACTTGTCTGGAGTTGCTTCAGCAAAATTGTTAAGGGTCTTGCGACCAGCGCCAGTTAGGAAGTAATCAACGATTGCATCTTCGCGGAAGGCTCCATTGGCAATAGCAGCCTTTACTTGTGGTGGATTAAAGCCAGCGACTATGCGTGCCATCTCATCAGAGTTCAGCATACGAATAGCATTGGCTACACCATCAAAGAAACGCTTGTGTCCGTACTGAACAGCGCCAACATTCTTAAACTGCAAGACCTTCATAGCCTTGTCGTCAAAGGCTCCGCCTCTGTCAAGGTTCATCATATCAATATATGAGTTCTTCATAACGTGACCAGTAGTTTCGTTAAGCACGTCTAGTGCTTCGTCACCAGTTGAGAATGACTCGTCAAATACTGTGTTGCGGAATGTATCAAACTGGTTAAGCATACGGCGAAGGGTTGAGCCTTCTGAACGACCCATCCACATAGCAAGTGCCATACCTGGATTATTAAAGAATGAGATATGCCCAGTTCCGAATACACGAATCTGTTCTTCGGCAATGTTTCGGATGATGTACGCTGGGCGAACCAACTGTGTCTTCTTCCAGAAACCGTTGATGGCTACATCTGCAAGTTCTTTACCCTTATTCAAACCTTGGTACTTAGCAAGGCGAGAGGTTAACTTAAGAAGTTCGCTTACTGGTGGGAAATACACAGTTGAGTTAAGCAACTCTGACTGCATATGTGGCCCAGGCAGAACAACGCTTTCACCCTTAAGGTTCATATAGCGAAGTTCAGCACCATTGATATGTTCTCTTGCCCAGTAGGAAGACATCTGCTCAGCAGATTGCTGGAATGATGTGGTGTAGCGTCTGAAATCATCTTTAAGGTATGACGGAACTTTGGCTGCTTGCTGGTCAAAGACTGCATTCATTAACTTTACTGAGGCCGCATAGCCAGCAACTGAGTTGCTCTCTGCGCTAGCAATTTCGGTAATGATGTTGTCAAGGCTTTCTTGTGAAAGATTTGCTGCACGTCCGAAATCGTCTGCTGCGCGGAGTAGTTCTTCTCTATCGTGGATGTTAACCAAGGAACCAGCCTTGATTTTTGTTTGATATCCACGCTTAGCGATTGGCTTAACAATAGTTATTGGAGCCTTTATGCCACCATAGAAGCCTTCAAATAGTGCTGCTACCTTTTCGTGTTCAACCATACGAGACTGAACTCGTGCGCCTACACCGCGTAGAACGCGGGCTGCAGGTAGAGCAAATGCTGTGCGCTGTGTAATTGATTCACCCATACGTGATAGGCGACCAGGAGTTAGCACTCCTTCTTGGATATCTCCACGCTTTAGGTATGGAGCAATAATGTCAACGATGTCATCTGGGTTCTTAGCATCTGCTAGAGCCTGAGCAATCTCGTGGTTTAATCTGCCACCGCTTTTACGCCAGATTTCTTTCCAGTCGGTAATCGCAGCAAGGCGGTCAATCGCTACCGTGCCGTGTCCACCAGTTAAGAAGTTGGCGATAGCCTGATAGTCAAGACCAGGGCGTTCAATAGAATCGGCAATGTTTGCAATTTCTTTAATTGCATTTTCTTGTTCAGCACGCTTGACATCAAGTTGGAATTTAGCATCATCAAGTCTTTCAGAAAACTTCTTTTGTGACTTAAGTTTACGAACTGTGTCGTTGGCTGCAATCTCACGAGCCTTGGCGATTGACTTAGCAATACGCTCACGCTCAGCAACCTGCTTGACCGACGCTGGAATAGCCTCATTTACTTCTTTGAGTCTGCGGCGAGCCGCTGCAAGGGCAGCCTTGGCTGCGTCAATGGCTTCTTGCGCTGGGATATCTGCGCCAGCAACTAGAGTTTTTGCTGCCGCAAGTTTAGCCTTGCTTGCAGCAATAGCGCTTTGAATGTTTATAAAGTCTTCATCTGTGTGCATTGGTCGTAGACCGTTTGAAATTGCTTGGCTAGTCTCTTGCTTCATCTTCTGAAGAATGCTTTCTTGCTTTGCAAGTGCAGACTCTGTGTTAGCAATAGTCTTTGGTGCTTTAGCCTTCGCGCTTAGTTCATCAAGTGCAGCCTTAGAAGAAGCAATTTCTTCTTGAGTCTTTGCTTTAAATGATGTCATCTCATCAAGTCGGGCTTGAGCAGTACGTACTGAGGTAGATGCCTTAATTGCATCCTGGCTCTTACCAGTCCAAGCATCGCGTGCTTCTTTCGCGGCACGTTGTGCTTCATCAATCTTAAAGGTTTGAATTAAATCCGCTTGCTTACGTGCAGCAGTTTGTGCTTCCATTGCTACATTCATAGCATCTTCTAGTTTTTGCGCTTCAGCCTCACGGCGAGCAGCAACATCTATAGCGCCTTTAACTCGGTCTTGCTGTGCAAGTTTACGCAATTCCTTAATTGAACGTGCGCGGGCTAAGCCTGGGTCAAATATAAAACTTCCAGCAATGTCAGCAACTGTACCGATGACAAGTCCAGCCTGTGTTTCTGGATTTCCTAAAGTAAATATGTTGGAAAAGGTATCGCCAAAAAGGGTACGTGGCGTTGAGCCAATTACTTCTCCCTTAGAATTTTTTATATCAATCTTTGCAGCAGACAAAGATGCTTGACGGGCTGCATATCCCTGACCAATATCGGAAGAAGGAAAGAATCCAGTACCAACTTGGATATCTGGAAATCTTTTATTTTTAATATCTTCAACAGATTTTATGGCTATCTGACCAGCAATGGTTTGCTTAGCAATTCCTGGGCTTAGTACTCCAAGAAATCCAGTTTTGTTAAAGTTTTGCTCTGCTTGCTTGTCCCCTAAGAGAACCTTGCCAGCAACAAAAGCATTTCTATAGGTAGCATTAAGGGTAGCGTAGCCAGTTCCGAATAAAGTCATAGGCCCAAGAACTGCAGCCTTAATGCCTTTCCAGAATTGACCTCTACCGCTTTTTTCAAATGCTTCTGTTTCGCGTTGCTGAGCGATTGTTTTCTGGTTGGCTAAACGAGCCTCACGAGTTGCTGCATCAATATTGGCAATGCTTTGACCCACACCACTTTTAGCATCTACACCTAAAGATGTAAGTGATTCAAGAACACCAGGAGCCATAATGTTTCCTTGGGCATTCTTCTTAATGAGTTCAGCCTTGTATGGATTAACATTGGCTGCAGCGGCATAGATAGCCTGTGCGTCAACTTGAGCCTGTGTGAGTACGCCAGAAAGTTTATTGTTTGTATCAGCCACTACTGCACCAAATACTGTTGTTGTGTATCCATCGTTTCAACTAGATAACGCAAGTCTTCGTTGCGTGGATTCTGCTGGTACATAGCACGAATAATCTGACGTGACTCATCTTCTGCTTGAAGATTTACTGGAAGAGGATTTACCTCTGGGCCAGCGCCTTCACCAAATGGCATACCGTAAGTAATCGGACGGTCAGGATTTTCAGATGGTGCAGTAATAGGAGTTACATCAGGCAATGATGGCATTGCAGTTGGCTGTGCGCCCATAGGGGCTGCAGACATTTGAGAGTTAATCTCTTGATTCTGACCATATGCAAAGCCTGTGTAGTCGGTGTTTGGAACTCCATTGGCTGAACCATTACCACCCAGGGCGCTAACGCCTGTATTGTTTTGCGGTGCTGTTGGTCGGAATCCGCCGCTGTTTTCGTTGCCAGCCATAGTTCCTCCTACTTAAAGTGTTTAATTTGAGTTTTTGAATAATAAGGGCCAGCGGTAAACGCTGTAATCTTTGCTGAAATTTCCATTGCTTCGTGAGCATCTGCTCCTGCGTATAGCGCACCAAGCGCATACGCTGCACCAGAACCTACTGCGTACATTCCATCTTTACTTTTGCTTACGCTTAGTTCTTGGTCAACATCAAATATCTCACCACATACTGTTACAAGAAATTGAAATCTTGCTTCGTTCTTAGACTCGTCAAAGTTGTAACCATTATCGCTTAAGCATTTACGAAGCGAAGGCATAGCCTTTGCAATCATAAAGTGATAAAGATTCTCACGGTCTTTCTTACTAGGAGTTGGTGGCTCCCAAATATGTTGTGCTACATCGCAGGGAAGAACTTCACCTGAGCCAGCAATTAGGAACGCACCGCGTTCTGCAATCTTTTTAATATCTGGGTGGTTATAAATCTTGCCACTATCATCAGTTGTTTGGCTGTCTGCAACCAAGAAGCAACTATCTTCGTACTCAATTCCGATAATTGTTGTCATTGTCCCCAGCCTTATTTATCTCTTGGTTGTAGTTGCTACTCTTGCCGAACCTTTACCGCTTGAGGTAAGGGCTGATACGAGAGTTTGTACGTCTGGTCGGGGCTGAACAGCCTCTACTGGTGCGCCTTCTGGAGCCATCTCTTGGGGAAGAGCGCCTCCTGCTGGAGCAGCAGCGGGAGCAGGGGACGTTTGCTCAACCATTTGTTGCGCCCCAGCAGGAGGAACTGGTTGCTGCGGAGCGAATGTGGCTTCAATAGCGTCTTCCAGGGCTTGGCCCTTTTGACGTGCCTTGATAACCGCAGCAATATTTCTTACTATCTCCGATGGGTCTTGTCCCTGTGTAGCCATCTGCGGAATTGCTTGAGTCATTGCAGTTAGCGAGCCAAGTAATGCAGCACGCATATCTTCAATTTCAATCTTCTCAAGTTCTTGTGTTACGTTAACTGTGAATGGAAGTTCTCTCATCGCCATATCGCGTGAGATTAACTTGCCACCCAAAGCCTGTAGCATAAAAATAAGACCCTGTGCTGGGTTAAGTCCTGCAAGCATTCCGTATCGGACATCTGCTGAGTAGTCATTCTTGATGTCTTTGGTTGGCTTGTAAGTAATTTCGTAAGGTGAACCAGAGTCAACACCACGAATGGTCTTCTCTTCTGGATAAATCATTTCGTCTACTTCAAAGCAAATGCCAATAACATCACGAAGTGCTGCGGCAAAGATTGCTTGAGCAGATTTAACTTGGGTGTCAAATGCACCCATAAGAGCCTGTACGCCTTGTCCCGTGACGATAGAGGCATCAATGTTTCCAGTACGTCCTTCTGGATAACGTGAACCAACTCGTAGTTCTTGATTAAGTAACTGCTGTTCTGTAAACGCACCTGCTGGCACATTTAGTTCTACGCGGCGAACGCCCGCTGGGTTTGATGTACGGATAACCGCATCTCCACCCAACTGTAGTTCTTGAACATCCTGGGGAAGCACGATAGGAGCCTGAACAGACTTCTCTGCTGCTTCCATTGCAAGCAACGCAAAGCGGTTGCGTAGCAACTGGATACCAAGTACATCATCAAACTGTCCACGAAGTTCTCCGTCAATGGATGGCTTACGTGCAACAACAACCATCATCTTACCAAGAGGATTATTTGCTCTAGATAAAACTAAGTTGCCCTTTGATGGAAGATATATGACAGATTGGTCTTTGTCATAGTAACGAATCATCTCAACCTGAGTATTTAAGTCTTGCTTGTAGCCAAAGCCACCAAGTAGTTCTCTCTCATAATCAGGAAACTGGGAGACAAGTTCGCCCAATGACATCATATATCGTTTAGCAAATGCCACACAACGTCCATAGCGGTCAAACTCTGGGTAAGCCCCAATAGGATTTTCTATGCGAATACGTGGCAGTTTTGCTTCTTCGTCTAATTCAATAATGAAAGGGACGAAACCGTAGGTGATGTACCAGTCAGCACCTGAGTACATCTGTACTGATAAATCTGAGTGCTGGAAATAGTTAGAGGCGATACGAGTACGCTTATCAGCAAAGGTACGCGCTCTATCAGAAACTTGGTTGGCTGCAGAACAGTTTACTGCTGGTAGCGGAGCCATTACTTCAGAAAGGTCGCGGGCTACGATGTCAATAAAGTTTGCGACTACGTTTGCATCTACGCCATCGGGGAAGAAGTCAGGGTAAACCTCAGCAATTTTTCCTTTACGGACAGCGAGTACGTCAAGGTTGCGAGCATCGCGTTCGTGATTACGGTGCTTGAGAGAGTCAACTCTCGCCGCAATCTGCTCCATTGATAATGCCATTTGCATCCTATCCGTATTGCTCTGCCCATTGGTCGGCAAAGGCTGTGTCTAAATTGATAGAGCCACGAGTAGACATTTGCGCTCTCGTTGCCCAACGGTTTGATTGGTACTGACCCACTCTGGTTGACTGTTGCATTAACTCTCGGATGCGGATTACCGCAAACCAAAGAGCCATAACACAGTCGGTAGGGTTTCTAGTATCTGGCTTCCAAGTGATTAACTCTTGTACCAGGGTCTTCATTCCTTCTGAACCTTCGTTAGAAGGTAGTTCAATAATGTTGTTATCTTGGAAGCGTCCATCTCGGACTGAGCCAAAGAGGCTTGCCATAGATGCCACACCAAAAGATGTATCCCACTTGTTCTTACCAGTAAAGTGTGAGTTCAACTGGCAACCGTAGGATGCTAAGAAGTTTCGCAAGTTATCATCAAGGGCGTAAGCCTTCTGATGGGCGTTGATTTCAATACGCAGTTCCTGTGGGCGGTACTTGTCCACCCAATCCTCAATAAGACTTTGAATCTTAGCGGGAGTAGGTTCTGTCATATTGATGCAATCTAG